GTTATTAATAGAAAGAAGATGAAAATTAAATACACTCTGGAACGAGGTGAGGCAGAGCAAATGGAACTCTCATTTATGTATCAAAAAGAAGATGGTGGTGTCATCCGATTTAATAATGTAATTGTAATTACACCAAAACTTACAGATGGCGGTAAAATCAAAGATCGTGGAAGTAAGGAAGAACGGATGGCAGATTTGTCACATAATGTTAAACTATTACTTAAAGCATATCCAGAATATGTTGATAAAATATTAGTCCCAGATTATTCTTCACGAGAAAAAATTCAATATAAAAATCTACCTCTCCAAAAGATAGAAGGAGCAGGAAAGAAATTAGATATTGACTTTGACGATAAGAAAGGTGAGAATGTTTATTATAGTAAGATTGAAGACAGCAAAAAATATGAAGATCTTAAAAAGCGTCTCTTTGACAAATTAGAAGTGACTAAAATACCTAAAATAGAAGGAAGACGCAAAGATGATAAGCGAACAAGAGGAGATCTTCTTGGATATAACGCATATACTATGACTTTTGGTTGTGGTGGTCGTATGACACATGGCATAGGTGAATTTAATACCAACGCAATACATCCTGAATTATTTAATTTGATAATAGAATATGGAAACTTAATATGTCCCAAAGGTTTTAAATATCAGGCAATCACCATTAATAAAAACATGAAAGCAAAAAAGCATAAAGATGGAAGTAATAATGGAATGTCAGTAATTAATGGATTAGGAGATTTTACTGGTGGAGGACTTTTTGTTTATAAAGAAAAGTCACCTGATTTATATGATCTTCAAAATCACATTCTCGTGTTTAATGGGGCAAAACTCGCTCACCGAACAGATGTATATAAAGGAACAAGATATACACTCATTTTTTATACACAGAGATATAAATGTGAAAATAAGGGTAAAGTAATGGTTGGTAGTGGTTTCTTTGACGATGAGGACTTAGAAGAAATATTATCAGGTGGAGCAGATAAAATTACTATGACTCTCCACTCATTTAATAAAGAACACAATAAACTCGTGGGACTATTGGAACAAACAGGACATAAATTAATTAATGAGGCGAAAGACCAAGCAAAGGAACAGAAAGGATGGAATAAAAAACTGGAAGGTGGTATATGTCCTAAAACAGGGAAAAGACCTTGTGAATGTATTGCTGGTGGAGCATTATACGCCAAAGATAAATATGATACAGGTGAAAAACAATTAACAGCAGTTGAAAAATCAAAAGTAAAAAAGAAGTATGGTGAAACAAACCCTGAAATTGCTGAAATTGTTGAAGAACCGATGGGAGATGACGATATAAAAAAATATTTTCCAAATGCGAAAATACTAAAATATAGTGACTTAAAAAATTATACAGATATTACTGAACTATTACAAAAACCAAAAACTTTCTTTTTTCTACTTTATGAAAGATCTCCAAATGTAGGACACTGGGTGTTGGTTTCACGCTATAAAGATAATGGCATAGATACAATTGAATTCTTTTGTTCTTATGGATCTAAAATAGATGCTCCTTTATCTTGGACTCCAATTGGAATAAGAGTTCAATTAGGAGAAGATAAACCTTATTTAAGCATGTTATTAGATAAATCACCTTTTAGAGTAATATATAACCCTATTCAATACCAATCTAAAAAATCACATGTTGCCACATGTGGGGCATATGATACACTTAGAGCAAGTGAATTAGTAAAACATAATACTACACTTGACGAATTTACTGAAATGTTGGAAGAAGTTAAAAAAGCAACTGGATTGAGTTACGATGAAATTGTTGCTAATTTAGTAGATTTAAGATAATTTAATTTCTCATATAAATATATAAAATGCCTCGTCCTCTTCCTCGTCCTCCCAAGTTTCTATTAGATCTTGGAAAAAAGGTTCTACCTGCTCTATGTCCTAATCCAAATGTGACTATTACAATCCCTACCAAAATTACTTTTGGATGTCGTTGATATTTAACATCCAAATCCCTGAATTTTAGTGGGGCAAAATCTGATTTAGTGGGGCAAAAAATCAAAACTCCCTAAGAAAGAAAGAAAGAGTATTTATATATGAGACTTTAAACAAATAGACCCACTAAACTCAAATTTGCCCCCCTAAAAAATAAGAAATTAAATATTTAATTAATATTTAATTACTTAAAAAAAATGACTTAAAAGAATGTTGTTAATATATATTATAATACAAAATGCCTTCTAAAAACCTTCTCTCAAATCTCTCCAAACAACAAAAAGATCTCATCGTAGAAAAACTACATGAGTATATTGAAAATGATTACGATATAAACCAAAAGCAAATGCCATGTGTTTATGAATGTCTTGCTAAAAAAGTTAAAAAAAATACATTTGACCCTGAAAAAAGTGTTAAAATATTCTACAATATTGTTTATAGAAATAGAAGAACATTTATAGCACATATTAATGTTTCACCATATTGGAGAATACAACTTGACGATATGAATAATATTAGATATTTAGAAACTATAATGATTCAACAAATAGCAGAATTATTAAATCAAGACTTTTTAACACATATTAATAACAATCCAGATGAATATGGATTAATATAAAATTTAAAATTATTTAGGATTATTTATATAATATATTTTCTAATTATATATTATATACAATAAATGTTTTACTATATAGGTGAATACATGAAATGGTTTCAGCGGTGGCGTAATCCAACACCTGAACCAGTAACTGAAAATGTAGATGAATTAGGCGAGATCATAAGGAAAAGAGCATTAGAACAAAACTCAATAATTGATAGAAATAATAAGGAAGAAGAAAAGGATGAAGAAAAAATAAAAACTATTCCATTTGGAAGATCTTAATAAGAACTTACCAATTGATTTTTAATGCGAGATTATTAGGTGACTTTGGATTATTCTTCCAGTCACCTTTTATTTTTGTATGAGATTTATGAAATATATTTTGTTTCATTTCAGCATATCCTTTTTCTACTAATCCTCTATCTTCTAAAATGCTCCATATAATAAAATCTCCATATCCAGATCTACCAAAATTTACACCATCGTAATTTAACTTATATTCTTTATCCTTACTTAACGACAGCAATTTAGGATCATATCCAGCATTTTTTGCCCTCTGCTTTGCTGTATTTAAATATGTTTTAATTGGAATTTTTAATTCTTTCAATTGATTACTAAACATTTTATCTATATTATATATATATATAAAATGATTAAAGACATTCAATATAACAGCGATTTAGAATTGCTATTAAAAGAACAAGCAGAACAAGCAGAAAGTTATAGTATTTTACATAACCTTTCACATGAGAAATACCAGTTTAGAAGTAATATAATTAATATTCCAGTCATAGTTCTTTCAAGTGTGATTGGATTACTTACAGGAATGAATATTCAAAACGACGACATGTTTATCATACTTTCAACAGGATCTATTTTTGTATCCGTTATAAAATCTATTGATTCTTATTTTCAATTACAAAAGAGAGCAGAAGGACATAGAATTTGTGGTTTAACCTTTTCCCAAATATCAAAAAAAATACAGATAGAATTATCACTTTCAAGAGATCAACGGCAAAATCCCAAAGACATGCTTTCATTAATTAAAACAGATTTAAAAAATCTATTTGATATATCACCAATTATTGATCCTGATATTATTGATAAGTATAATAATATTTATAAAAATGAAACAGAAGTATCAAAACCTCCTATTACAAATGGTTTGACACATGTAAAAATAAATACTCAAACGGATGATATAAAATTCAAGGAAACGGCAATTAAAGATGTTTTAAAGGGTAGTAATGGTGAATTTTATATAATTGATCCTAAACCTAAACCTAAACCACATGGTATGGGATGGAAACCACCAGCAGACGAAAATGTTGTTGTAGATATACCAGATAATGCTGTTGAAATGTAATTAATCATCTTCCCCAACAAACCACAATTGACGCTCAGTCATGGCAATCTGTGGATAATTTTTGAATATACAACACCAACGAGACTTCATACCTTTTATTATTTGTATATCTTCCTTTGTTAAACCGACATAATCAGTTAATAAATAATTAATACCTCTAACACTTCCAGAGTGTGGAAAATATACTATCATATGTGCTTCATTTAAAACTCTTCTTGTTTCATTTTTCGCAGTAGGTAAATGATTGGTATTCACACATGAAGTTTTTGTATGTCTTCCAGTTTCTAAAATCGCATTAAGGATCTTATAAACTGCTTCTCTTAGTTTTTTGTCACCTATTACATCTATATCGTCAAAAATTACTAATGAATTTTTAAAATCATCTATTGTTAATGGATCTTCTATTAAGTTTTTATCTACTTTGATACGCTTTATACCAAGATTATCAAGTTTTTCATCCTCTTTAAGTGCTGAAAATACATATATTTCATTTTTTTTATAAGTTTTTTTATACTCTTTTATATAATTTGCTGTAAAAGTTGTTTTACCTGAACCAGAAGCACCTGTAATGTAAATAATATCACGCTCTTTATTATAATCAGGAATAAGCGTAAATTTGCTTTCCTCAGGTAGGCGTATGACAGGGAATGTATTTTTATTTACTTCACCTTTTGGAGCAACGCTTATGATAGTTCCATTCAATTTTCCATCTATGACTTTACACAAGGGTCTTCCTTCTTTGACTAAATTAAATTCATTCATGTTTTAAATGTATATAATATATAATTAGATTTTTTTTACAATAATACCGATTTATGTGATTTTAACCATTCCTTAGTTTGCTTAGTAATTAGATCATCGCATTCTTTGATTGCTTTATCAATATCCTTCTCTGTTTTCAAAGGCATTTCTATATCATTACTAATATCTTGTAAATTAACTCTAACTTTACCTTGTATATTATCGCCAGTCACATTCCCATCCAGAATTAATTTAATCGCTTTTAAATTACTACTAATAGTATATAATAAACCAGTTGGAGAATTAAATATGCTACTAATTTCAACCATTTTCGCTTTATCTCCTCTTAATCTGTAAATTGAAAATGCTCTTTTTAATGCTTTATATATGTTTCCTTCTCCTTTGTAATAATCATAATCTGCCTTAATTGCTTTTATTAGATCTTCTTTTGGTGGCATGTCACTAAATGAATAAATAATTGATAATTCTGTAAGTTTCTGTGTTTCTTTAATAAAGATTACAAAATCCATTTTTAGATAGTCTAATTCCTTGACTGATTTGACAAATTTATTACAATCAATATCTGGTTCATAGAATTTTTCTTTTGATCCATCTTTATTCTGTATTTTTAATTCAATAAACCAAATATTATCAATATTTCGTAAATTTCTCATGATCTTATTTATTTCTTTACATGATTTGTCAGGAGTAATATTTCTATTATTAACTGGACTAAATAAATCATAATCGCTAAAATATTGTTGTGCTTTAAATGAGGATGTGCCTAATTGAACGATAGGATTACCATTAAATTTTAAAGCATTTACCCATGTGACAATTGCTCTATCTATTCCATCTTTTGTTTCTGTAATATCCATATTATAGTATTATATATAATATAGATAATTTATTTTAAAAGTTTAATTCTTATATTTAACATTTTTCATCTTACCTGTATATACCTTGTAATCTTCATTATTCTTTCTAATGCTGTCAGCATTTTCATCCATATCAATTGGTTTTTCTATGTCGGCAAAATGGTTTCCTTCTCCTGATATTATCTCATTATAATAATCTTCATCTTCTTCATCGCTAAATCTGCTATCATATGGCAAGAAATTTCCACCAGAAACTGGGGCAGTATTAGTAACAAAAGGATTAGGCATTCCAATTAACATTCTTTTAAATGGTGTATTTTCTTCATCCATTACTTCACCATAACCAGCATAATTCCATTCATTATTATTCATACCACCACGCATAGAACATGTATCACATCCTCCACTCATAATTTTTCCTCGTTTAAGTGCTTCTGCCTTAGGATTATATTCCATAATATTAGGCATTCCAATTGCTCGTTGAACTACACCTTGTTTGTATTCAGTTTTACCTTTACCAAATGAAGAAGGTTCAAGTCGTCTATCCAAATTCAATTTAGTAATCATACTTGCCAATTGTTCTTCATAACCCTTCATTTTTGGTGTAATTTCAGTTATTGTTGGAATATCCGTATGTTGTGCCTTTCGTCTTGCCATGTTCTCAAAATCAAAAATAGCGTTCATAGCAAGATTATTATTTCGTTCAGGATGTCCCAAACCATAAAGTGTTCTTTCTTCGTTGTTAGTTGCGTAATCAGGGCGGTTGTCGTTGTGTGCCTTTATATCTCTATAACCAATTCTAACATCTCGCATACCATTTATTACTCCTCTAATAAGATCTCGTTGATCCCCTGCGTTAGGAATTATTCTATTTAAAATAGTCATGGTTGCGTGTGCTTCATTTGCTAAAACAGCATCTACATCCGCTAATGTTTTTGCTCTCAATATACTCCCTCGTTGATCTTCAATTTGTCTAATAACAACCAAAGTATCTCTAACAACTGCTCTCAAATCATTTGAACCCATTTGATCCAATCCAATATCAGTTGCTAATTGGTCGCCATTCATGGCATTCCAAACATCGTCAATAATTGTAATAGGATCTCCTGATTGTAATGATTCATTTAAGGCAACTTCTCTTAAAGATGGTCCTTGTGCTTGTGGTGCTGGTTGAGGTGCTGGTGGATTTG